AGACGGAGCTGGTGGAACAGGACGGGCATCAGGCCATCCTCGCAGGCGCATGCCTCCACGTAGATGACCGGGGCGCCCGGGATGTCCGCAAAGCTGTCCTTGGCCTGGGCCTCGTCCTGCACCAGCCGCACAAGGAGGACACCGGCCAGCTTGCCCCGGTGGGCCACCACACTGATCCGGCCGTGGCGCATGTACCACTGGACCCAGCGCACCGTGGCCTCCGCGTCCCATTTGGCGATGTGCGGCAGCTTCCGCCGCAGGTAAGCCGTGATGTACCGTGATTCGCGCTCCGGGCTCATGAGATCTCCGGTTTGATGTTGTCCGGGAAGGCTGTGACGGCCACGCCGGCCAAGGTCATCTTGCCCGAGGTGGCCCCGAACTTGAACTGGATGGCGTTCCACTTGCCCTTGGGAAGCAGGTTGAAGCTGCGGCGCTTTTGCTTGTCACCAGCGTCCACCGTGATGGCGGCATCAAGGCTGGTGAAGCTGCCGCTCATGTCCTTGTCGTAGGACGCATAGCAGGTCACGGCGCCATCGGTCAGGCGGTTCTCCGTCCAGAACTGGACAACGTGGCCCTGTTTATCCACCAGTGGCTCGCCGCAGTCGTAGGCCCGGGTGGTCAAACTGGATTCGTAGGCCAAGGCGTCGTCAAGGTACGTGGCGGTCGTCTCCGCGCTGAAGTCGTCCCAAGTCCAGAGGCGGCCCTGATTGTCGGCAAAGTTGAGGCGCAGCCGGCCACTGAAGGCACTGATGAAGAACTCACGGGGCTGCCAGTTCGTCCACTGGCCCAGCCATGAGCCGCGCAGTTCATTGCGGACCACCACACCGCTGATGGTCGGGGTGGCGCCCTCACCCGTGGCAACGGACAGGAAGTAGAGGTTCTTGTAGTAGGCCGAGCAGATCCACGCCTGATTCGCCCGGGTGAGGCCATCAATGACATCCTGCACCGGAAAGGACAGCGGCTGGCCAATGTCGGCCACCGACCCGCTCTCGATCTGGCTCATGGCCCGGACGCCATCCTGGGCGAGGAAGTAGATGTCGGCGCCCACGGCCTGCACGCTCCGGTGGGAGACGCAGCCAATGCGGTTCGACAGGAGGCGAATCTCCCACTCGGCCGGATCCACCAGCGGGTTCGCCACGACCATGTGAATGGACCGTCGCTTGAACACCACCAGGTTGTCATTGATCCACGGGTAGATCGCCGTGATCGGATCGCCGTCGCCGCCAATGCGCAGACTGTTCCCGGCAAGGTCCCATGACTCGCCATCAAGGAAGTCCGAGACATAGAGGGTGTCCGGGGCGATGCCGGTGTCAGCCGTCGTGCAGAACAGCCGGTTCGTGTGGGCCACAAGGAACTTGGGCTTGGACGGGACCTGGCTGATGTTGACGATGCCCGTGGCGGTCGTGCCACCAGCGGGGGCCGCGGCAAAAGCGATCGTCGGGGGCGTCGTGGCGCTGTAGCTGCTGCCCTGATTCGTGACGGTAGCGGACACCACCCGGCCGCCGTAGCCAAGGACCGCCGTGGCCGCGCCGCTGGAACCGCCGTTGTTGGTAAAGGTGATGGCCGGGGCGCTGTTGTAGCCCATGCCCGGCTCCGTGATCTTGATGCTGGTCACCTTGCCCGCCGTGATGGCCTGGTTGGCAACGGAGCTGTCCACGTACTTGAGCGCGCCGGAACCGTCGCAGTAGTACATGCGGGTGCCAAGCTGGGCGAAGTACACGAAGTTGCCCGTGTAGGAGGACCCGCTGATGTCGGCGAAGGCGGCACTCTCCATGCCCTGCTTGATGACGCCGCTTTGTGCCACCAGGATGTAGGAGTTGGCGCCGCCCGGGAAGAAGGCCGCAGCGTCAACAGTGGCGCCGGCCGTCAGCGGGGCACCCCACACCTTGGTGCTGCCGTTCCATGTGGAGGTCTCGCTCTCCCAGTTGAGGCTGGCCGTGTTGCCCACAAGGGACTTGGCACCGCGGCGGGTCACGGGACGGCCAAAGGAATCGAAGTCCACGTTGACACCGCGGGCGAATCCACCGGGCGCAATGGCCGTTTCCCGCTGGGCGCTGAACTGGCCGGCAATGAATGCGGCATCGCCGCCACTCACCACCTGGTCGTCCATCAGGTCGCTTTGGATGGTGGCCATGGGTTACTGCGGGCCACCCGTGGGATCAAAGTACCCCTCCTCGCGGGGAGTAATGGATGACATTGATTGCTGCTGGCCTTTCTCAATGTCCCGCATGATTTGGACGTGAGCGGCGGCCTCGCTGAACTTGGACTGGGCCTTGCCGTACTGGCGGGCGCGCTCCAGCATGTCGCCCTCAGCCAGGGCCAGCAGGGCGTTGTCCGCACCGCGCAGACACGGGGAATCGCTGTCACCGAGGGCCACCCACTTGAGCTTACCGAGAACATAAGCCTCGCCAGCCGCCTGGGGCACAGGAACGGGCTTAAAGCGGGCATAGCCGCTGCCATCCTTGGGGAGGTTAATGAAATTGCTGGTCCGGGCGCGCCGCTGTGAAACATCGTTCCACACGTTCGGGTCGAGCTGGAAGAACGTCATCCAGTCGCTGCCGGAAATGTCGAAGCCGTCATCCTGCCCGGTCTCCGTGAAGCGGATCGCCACCGGGAAGTCCACGAAGGTGGTGGGCGCGCTGGCAGACTGGAAGAAGGTGATGGACGGGACGCCATCGAGCGTGACGGATGTGTCGCCGGCCGCGACCGCCTTGGTGCTGATGCCAAGACTCTCCGTCCACAGCGAGCTATCCCAGAGCATCTGATAGCGCCGGTTGATGAAGCTCTTGCACACAGCCACGCTAGCCGCATCCGTGTCGGAGAGCTTGGTGGTGATGAAGCTGGCTAGTTCGGAGAGGGTCATTAGCGGCGGCGACGGGCGAGGATGACTCCACCGCCATTAAGACCGGCCACGGTGAAGAAGCCTTGGCCGACGAGGTAAACCGTGGTGGTCGATGCGAGCTTCACGCGCACGGGAGCAACCGGCACCGAAGCATAGTTGGAGTTGGCGGTGTTGACGCTGTACGGGAACTTGGTGACAGCGCCGGTCTCCGTGGGCATCGTGGCCGACGTGGTGCTAATGCCGGCCCAGAGGTCGGTGATGGCGGTCGAGGCTGACGCGGCGCCAAAGTTCGCAATGCCCCACACGTCCCAGTCGCCAGCCGTCAGTGACACCGACGTGAGATTGGCCGGCGTGTTGTTGGTGAGCGAAACGGCCGTGGATGACGCATCGGCGCCGGCTGACTGGCCGACATAGCCGGCTTCGGCATCGTCGTTGGTGATCGTCCCGCCGATGGCGACGTTGGCCGTTGATACCTTCATCGGGATCTCAACGCCAAGACCGTCGGTCAGCTTGCGCAGCGTGCCATCCACGGTGAGGTTATCCGTGGTCTTGATGAGACCCGCGTAGCTGGAGCCCTGTTGTAGTCCTGTGAGTGCGGTGCCGGCCATGGTGGTGGTTAGTTAGCTGACCAAATCTTCTTGATGCCGGATGCCCGGCCGTTGATGCGCTGGCCCTTGGCCTCGGCGCGCTGGTAGCCCCGCATGATCTGCTGGGCGAAAGAGGGGCCTTCCGTGTTGAGGGAACCGCGGCTGACCATGCTCATGGGGATCTCGTACCACGTCCTCGTCTTGGGGTCGTATCGTTGTGCAGGCATGTTGCGCTAAACCTTTAGAATCCGGCGCGCTTATCAGCCTTGGCGGCCTTCTTGAGCAGCACGGCCCGCATGGCTTCCATGTCGTCGGGTTTCGCCGCATTTGCGTCAGGCGATTCGTCGGAATCGTCCGATTCGTCCATGTCCTCATCCTCTGCCTTGGCCTTGTTGCCATAGGCGGCGGGCTGGCCGTTGATCTCCAGGATCTCCAGGCCGTAGTTGTCGCCATCAATGGAAGCGACCTTCGCCTTGGCCTTGCCGAGGTCCACCATGTCGCCCACCTCGGGCATGATGGCTTCGCCGGATTCGTCGGAGTCGGAGAGTGCTGACTTGTTTACGGTAATCATAGAGAGGGAAGCCTAAGGGGGCCACCGCCACCGCGAGGTGAGGATGGCCCCGGAGGGTTACCTAGCTATTACAGCGTGTGGCCCGTCTTCGAGAGATGCTTGACGTACCAAGCCGGATTGCGGCGCAGGGCGGCGAAATACGCCTTGGTGGCCACAATGACGCGCTGGTTGTGCGGGTCGGACTTGTCGGGCTGATCGAGGATGTCGATCTTGGGCGACATCGGGCTGTCGTTGGTGAGGTGCGGAATGCCAACGGACTCAGCGCCAAACATGAACGAGTTGATGATGTCCTTGCCCGTGCCGGTGCCACCGCCGCCAGAAACGGCGTACACGTAGCGATCGGCCGCGGTCGCGGAACCCAGGCTAACGAAGCTATTCGTCTGCTCAACGACGCGAACGCCGTAGAGGGAACCGACCTCGCCCTTGTAGAGCTTCTTCACGTCGCTATACTTGGCCGCCTCCAGCCAATCATCGTCGCGCATCAGATCGCGCGCAATGCGTGGATCCGTAGCGTAAACGTAGCCACCGCCCTCAACCTGAGGAGCGCGGTTGCGCTTCAGCTTGGTGGCAATATCAAGCAGAGTTGCGGCGTCGGTCGTGCAGGTCGTGGTATCACTGTTGAGACCCGTGTAGGACTGGGTGGTGGACGCCGGGCGGCCATAGACCTCAATCAGCGTGTCGCTGTTGTCCAGGCCGCTGCCGCCGTTTTCGACGGCCGAACCGAAGGAGCCGTTACTGGCTGTGAGGTTCGCTCCGACGAGGACATTGCGGATCACCGTGTCCAGCCAGAGACCCATGTTCTGACCACTGACCTTGCTGGCCTGCGTCAAGCTGTTGAACAGCTCGGTCATGGTCATGATGTCGGTCAGATAGACCGAGTGGCCATACTGAGCGAGGGCCTTGGTGATGGCCGTCAGCGAGAGCTGGTGGGCCGTCGAGGACGCGGGCGTGGTGCCCTCAGAGAGGGCCTGAACGTCAGCGGCCGATGGGGCAGACCAGCGATGAAGGGTGATGGACTTGTTGCCACCATTCTTCGGGATGGGATCCTTGACGCAAAACTGGTCAAGGATGGTTTCTTGCACCGCATAGGGGAGCAACTGCTTGCTGAAAAAGGCGCGATACTGCGCCGAGAGGGTCGAGGAGGTGGTAACACCAGCCATGGTAGTAGTGGGTTAAGGGAGTCGCGTGCGCAACTCCTATAGATTATGCTAGGCCGTTGTCCCGGTCGTGCTGATGCGCGAGCTGCTCAAGGCGCCGCGCCTGTTCCTTAAGAGGGAGTGAGCCAATGCTGGCATCCTCGCGAACGGGCGCGGTCGGGGAACCGCCTGAAATGGTGAGCTTCTTCTGGAGCTTTTCGTACTCTGACTTCAGCTTGGCTAGCTCGGCCTTGGTGCCATCGAACTCACGGGCGCGAAGGTTGATGTCGGCGGCGGCGACGGCATACTTGATGCCATCGGGGTTCTGCTTCAGCATGGGGAACTCGGCCAAGACCTTGAGGGTTTCCTTGGAGAGTTCGCTGTCGTCCTTCTTCAGGTCGGGATGCTTCTGGGATAGCTGCTCCAGGTTGTTCAGCCACTTTTGGCGGCCTTCCGTGAGCACCTTCTCCTGCTGCATCCGCTGCTGCTTCTGATCCAGTTCCTTCGCCAGCGTTTCCGCGGCGGCGGCCAGATCCTTGTCACCCTTTTCGAGGAGGGTCTTGGCGGCGGCTCGGTAATCCTCGGCGCTGGCGCCATGCTCGTCCCGCAGGACGGTGGCCGATGCCTTCGCTTTCTGGATTTCCTCACGCTCACGGGCAATCGCTTCCTTTTCAGCCTTGAGGGCTTCCTTCTCAGCGTTGATCTCTTGCCACGTCTTACCCTTCCGCTCCTCGTTCGCTGCAAACTTCGACTTCTTCGCCTCGGTAGCCTCTGCGGCCTCCTTGGTCTTGCTGTCCTCGCTGACCGGCTTATCCGCCTTGGGCTTCGACTCCTCTTTGACTGCTTCGTCCTTCACGGGTTCGGCATCCTCCACGGCGGGCGCGCTGTCCGCTGCGGGTTCAATGCCTTGCTTCGCGTCAAACTCAGCCGCCATCGACAGGAGTTGGTCCTTGGTTACTTCGGTATCAGCCATGTGTCTCGTTGCTGTGGCTCGTCACGGGGTCGCAACAACCCCCATGCCGGTGTTACGATTCCGCTTGGTGCGTAGCAGGGTCGGAATCTGTATCCCCCTGCTCCGAAAATGCCTTGGCGTCACTGAGCGCTTCGATGGCGCTGATGATGCCCTTTTGCCCGCCGCAGTACCCGGCCTCATAGACCAGGTTGCCGACCTTGCTCTCACTGAGCGCGATGGCCTGCTGCTTCAGAACGGTGTTCAGCAGGAAAGCCCGGAGCTTTTGCCCGGGCGGACTGTTCAGGAACTGCTCCAGCGCCTTGGCGTCCGCGGCTTCCCACTTGGGCTCATTCACCCACGCCTGATGACGGGCGAAGATGATGGCGGCCTTGATGAATCGCAGGAAGCTCATGGTGCCCGTGATTATACCAGTTGCGGCGATGGTGCGGCACCCATAGAGGCGGGATCAGCCTGTTGCGCCGGGATCATGCCGACGCTCTGGAGGTACTCGGCCACCTGCCTACCAAGCTGCTTCGCGCCGTTGTTGTCCTTCTGGCCCTCCACAGCCAGCAGGGCGTCAATGCGGGTCACGAACGCCTGGGCGGCCTGCGGGCTCATCTGGTTGCCAGTCTGAAGCGTCTTCTGGATGAAGTTCATCAGGATGCCCACGCGGAGGCTGCCGTTGTCGGACTGGCGCACCGGGATGTTCTCGCCCACCAGGAGCGCCGGGATGTTCTTCGACTCATCCACCTGCTCGTCCTGCGACTTGAGGTTCGGATCCTGGAAGATGCGCTTAACCAGCGACGGGTCGTCCAGCTCGATGATGGTCTTGTCCAACTCGGGCTGGTTGATCCATGCGGAGCCGGCGAAAAGCTGCTTCCGCTGGATGGCCTTCTGGAGCAGGAACTGCTTGTTGACCTCATTGACGCCGCCCTTGGGCTCAATGTGGTACTGCTCATGCAGGGCCAGCGGGTCCACGGACAGGGCGTCCTCCTGGAAGCGGTAAACCAGATCCTCCTTGTCGTACTGGAGGAGCAGCTTCCACGACATCTTGTAAAGCTGCGCCAGCGACATGCGGAACATGCGGGCGCGGAGGTCGCCAGCCTGCTGAGACTGGCCACCGATCGCCTGAATCTCCGTGGCGGTGCGGCGATTCTTCGTGTCCAGCACCTGCCCCATGCCGTAGTCGGGATTGCTGACCCGCTGCTCCGCGATGGACCGGGTGGCCACCATGTCCTCGTCAAAGGACATCGGGGGCTGCGGCATGGTCACGGGCACGATGCCATTTGGTAGGATGCTACCCGGCCCCGGCCGCAGGTTCATCGTGTTCGGCATATCCCGCTCGGCGCGGAACATCGGCTTATTGAAAAGCTGCATGGAATCATGCTTCTGATTCCAGGAGTGGCACAGGGCTGCCTCAAATGGGGCGAGGATCTCGGCAATGCCGCGGGGGCTGTACCAGCCGGTGTCCTTGATCTCATAGGCAAAGTCCACGAACGGGACCATGCCATGATCATAGGGCAACTTCATCGGGTCGCGGAGGTCGATCTCCGGGGCGGCCGGGCTGAACGTGCGCACCAGCCATTCGCCATCCTGCTGCCGCTCGTAAACCTCCCACACGATGATGTTCTCACCCTTGCTGTCGTGGGTGATGCCCTCGCGCAGGCGGGTGGCCTCAGCCTTGGAGGTAAAGCCGCTGCTGCTGTCGGCGTCCTCGCTCGTCTGGGTCAGGCGGTCAATGGTGGCCTTGTCGTTCTTGTAGTCGCCGTTCCGCTTGTACGCCGCCACCGACATGGGCATGACGTGGGTAACGCGGTCAGCGTCCTGCAACTCCCGGGTGGTGGACGGGACGATGATGAAAAGGGGATCGATCGCCGTGTACTCGACCTGCTTCTTCTTCGCGTTCCACGTCACCTTCATGACGCCGCGGCCACTCATCAGGGAGTAGTCGATCCACGAGAGACCCGCCGTTTGCAGGTTGGTTTTCTCGCGGATCTTGTAGTCAAACCACTGCTCGGCCGTCGTGGTCGCTGCCGCGAGCTGTTGCCGCATCGGGACGAACGTGGCCACGACATCCATGCCCACGATCTGCTGGAAGAACAGCGGCTTCAGCTTCTCGATGTTCGTGTCGATGAGCGGAAAATGGAGGTCAGCTGCATTATTCCACGGCTTTTGCTTACGGCGGATGCCCTGGTGACGCATCCGGTAGAACTGGACCTGTTTTTCCTCCCAAGTGCTACGGACCTGGAGATCAGAGCAGATGCTGCCATGCAGTTCCTCGTTGGGATGCTGCTTAACACCCTCTTTTTCATCGGCAACGGGTTCGTTCATGGAATGGGATCAGGGACGGGCGGGACGTAAGTGGACCAGATGCTCTTGCCCTCGGCGTCATGGGTGTCGGCAACCACGACCAGCGCGGGATCATCGGCCGGGGAACCAAAGACGGCCTCCACGGGCTCGCCCCATGCGATGGCGTAGCGGTCGCCGTCGGTGTAGATGGCGGACCAGGCGGAACCACGTGCGCCGTCAACCTCGCGCAGGTGGTCGAGCACCATGAGGTCCACTGCGGCGGCGTGGTCGGGGTCTATGCAAATCAGGAAATTCATGCGGCGTGAGACTTGAAGCCAGCGATAAGCAACGCATCGAAAACTCCGACAAGTTGATCAGGCCAGATAGCTCGCGGCACATCCCGCCAAGACTTATAGCCTTTAAGTTCGCAAAATGGATTACATCCCTTGCCGGCGGTCCCATTCAGGCGAGCGGGGAGGACCTGGAGGTTGCTCTCGTGGTGCCATCCGCCGAATTGCATAGGGATGATGTGATCTACAACATGGCTCTCCCCGGATTCCCGCGTGATCTCTTGAGCCCGCCGATAAGTCGCACGCATCAAAACAGCGTCTGCACTGGGGTGCAAAAGCCCGCGCTTTAAAGCACTGCGTCTTGCTTGGGATGCCTGCCGGGTGCCGCGATTTTCCTGACTCCACTTTCGACCATATTGCCGCGATTTCTCAGGGTTAGCCATGCGCCACGCCTTGCTATCGGAAGCAACCTTTTGCTTATTTGCCTGTACCCACTCCCGTTGAACACGCTTAACTCGCTCAATGTTTTTGATCCTCCATGCGCGTTGATACTCCAGTTTTCCTTCTCGTGTTTGCGGGGTAGCCCTACGCGGAACACGGCGACGCGGGGTGAGCGCCTTTCCATCAAGGCGGGCTCGCTGCTTAGCCAGAATAACCTCCCGGTTTCTCTGGTAGTACAAGCGCATCTGAGCGAGCCTTCTCTCGCGTCGCGCCTCCGGCGTCTCGTGTAAAACCAGGCTCATCGGACACCCCACTTCCGGCTGGCGTACTTCCAAAATGCCAACTGCTGCGCCGCCGTGTGCGCCACGTTGTAGATGGCGATTTCGTTTGCTGTGATGTTGCTTAGATTAGACCCGCCTGAACCGAGAGAGGCCAAGGTAAAGCCACCAAAAGCCTGAGAACCAGGGTTTCCCGTGACCGCCGATCCGTCGTTCAATCGGACACTTGAAAAAGCTCCTTCAAACACAGCCGACAGCACCCCGCGGATTCCGGTTGGAAATGCGACGTTTCCAACGTCAGCCGACCCGGCATAAATCGAAACTGCCGGCGTCGTTCCAATCTGGTACAGGAACGCGCTTGCAGCAGTGTTGCCGTCGTAAATATATCGGTTAAAGGTCCAACCTACCTGCGACCCCACAA